TGCTTCCGCAGCCTGTTTTACTAGTTCTTTTTCTGTCATTACCACTTAACTTTGTCTGCCCAATAAGCAGCACTCATTTTACCTTTAGAAATGTTACTGGCATGACGAGCTTTAAAAGATTCACGACGCTTGCGGTAGCTTTCAGATTCGCCTTCTTTCTTAGGGCTACCAGAAACACCTTGCTGCCCAAATCGAATAGTTTTTACTTTATCGCCTTCTTTGGCAACAACAACGTGTGATTTAGTAGGATGGCTAGGAGTGCGCTTAGGTTTGTTAAAACCAGACACGCCAGCACGTTCTAGTCGAGGGTCTTTAGCCATAATTATCCTTAACGATATTTAGCTGTTTTAGCAGCAATTTTTTTAGGTTGAGCTACAAACTGTTTACCTTTAGCATTGCCTTTGGCTTTAGCTTTATTAGTAGCAGCTTTTTCAGCAGGAGACAGGGCTTTCCAAGCAGCATCAGGTAGGTAACGCTTTTTGCCTTTAGAAGGTTTGCCGTCAGAAGTACGCCACTTTTGTGCAGTCCACTCGCGCAACGATTGTTGTGGGTTTTTCATTTCTTTTTCTTAGGTGGTGTATGCGTTAGCTTTTGACTTTTTTCAGAGTGTTTTGCGCCTGTGTGCAATTGGTTGCCCATTTTATGCACTGGGCCTTTATATTCTTTCCCGTTTGGTAAATAATGTTTAGCAGATTTGCTCACGATTTGTAACCTCCACCTTTAGCTTTGTACTCACGAGCAAGCATTTGTGCTTTACGTGCAGACCATTCACCGGGATCACCACCCTTACTGCCTGCTTTAATTTTTTCAAACAATGCCTTACGCATGGTGGGTTTAGTGTAGACACCAGCGGCGTTTACTTTAGACTTAGCTGGTTTCTTGGTCATTTCATTTTCCCAGTTTTAGTGCGTGAAAAACTTTTGTTAGCAGTTGACGAACGTACACGAAGATTTTTCTTAGCGTTGCTTCCACCTTTGCTAAGTGGTGTTTTATGGTCAACATCATTACCATCTCCTTTAGACACTCGGCCTTCACGCTCTAACATACGACGAGCACCATTGCGTTTAGCACGATCTTTTTTTACGTCGTTTTTGCCGTCATACTTTTCATATTGTTTTTTATAATCACGTTTTCCGTTAGTCATGTACGGCATTACTTCTTACCCCCTACAACAATACCTAAACGAGCCATATCACCTGCAATTCGACCTGCAGAAGGGGGTAGTACCTCTTCTTCTTTCTTAGGCCGTCCTACGGGCTTTTTAGCCCCTTCCTGAGCATATCCTTTGTCTGCCAACCATTTAGCTGCTGCAGTGCCTCCGGGTTGTTTAGCATGTGCCTTCATCTGTTGAATGGCTTCAGAACGCAGTTTAACTTCCAGTTCAGAATGCCACTTATCAATGTGTGGTTTAATAATAGGGTGGTTACGCACTTCTAACCAGTGATCCCAATCACCTAGCAGTGCCATAGCCACACTATACTCAGAAGGATCACGGCAGTCTAAAAAGACCTCTTTCCACTCTTGCAGTGTATATACGGGTTTAAATTTAACGTCTACTCTAGCAAACTCTTTAAATAGTTGTAAAACTACTCGCTTGCCGCTTCCGTCGAGGAACTTGGTTCGGTCAACCATTCAATTCTCCTAATCATACCGCGAGGTATTTGGTTTCGACGAGCTACAGTGCCGTCTTCAATTACGCCATTCGTAACAACAATGCCTTCAGGCCCATCGTATAGTAAGAAACCTACTTGTTTACAATGTACGGGAGTGTATGTAAATTCTTCCTCGTGCTCTGCCCATGCTGTCACATCTAGCTCTGTAGCGTCTTCCCACACTACATACACTAGCTTCATTTTTTCTTTGCTTTGTTAGCCATGTGTTTAGCAGTGCGCTCACCACGCTCAGGTAGTGACTTACCTGCTTTGCTTAGTGCAATGGCAATGGCTTGCTTTTGAGGCTTACCCTTCTTCATTTCTGCTTTAATGTTCTTGCTAATTGCTTTTTGAGATTTACCTTGAGCCATTGGCATATTAAATTCCTTTATGATAAACAGTTTTGCCGTTTTCTTTAACGGCACGAAGAACTTGGCACTTTAAATCTTTTTCATCATACGAAACATGTACCCAACCACTGTCAGGTACATCGTCTGTGTAAAACTCTAAAATAAGTTGAGTAAACTTAAAGTTATCTTGGATGTATTCAGCTAATACTTTATTGTCAATGCCTACAATCTCAATGTCTGCTGCCATACCTAAACAATGATCGCTGTAAGGGCTGCCTCCCACAGCGGTGTTTACTGCGGGACTCCTATATCCACTGTTAATGGTTACTGGCCCAAACTTATCACGCAATGGTTGTAGCACATTAGCAACAAGAATATGTAAATTATTTTGTACTTTTTCAGAAGGAGTGTTATCAATGTTGCGACGAATAGCAACTTCTGATTTGCACAATTCTGCTAGTGTAAAGTTTCTAGATAGTTGTGTCATTTATTAGTTTTAGAAAGCATTTCTGTTTTAGCTTGTGAACCAGCAGACGAACCAAAATAATAGGCGATAATACCTGTCCACGCAGTGCCTAGACTACCAAGCATCATTAAAATTGCAGGATTATTAGCGTCCATTGTTCCAAATAACATCATGCCTAAAATGCCAAAAAATCCAATAGTTACAGCACCAGCAAGCATAGGAGGCACTAAAGACCGAGTAGCTGCTTGCATTTCACGAGCAGACTTCCTATCATCTACAGCAAGAGCCTCAAAGTTGAGGCCCAATTCATTTTCTTGTTTTTTAAGTTCAATCTCGGCAATCTTAACCTGTGCAATTTGTTCAGGTGTCATTTTATTGCTAGAAATTAAATCTTGTACTTTATCCTCATCTACACCTACAGCTTTAGCAATTGCTGATACAGCCATGCCAGCAAGAGGGCCACCTAGTGCAGTTGCAATTGTTGGTGCAATTTGTTTTAACCAATCCATGCGTTACCCCTTGAATTAACTACTGAAACAATCATTATTAATATTGATGTAAGTGCTGTTCCTACTGCAAGCATAACGGCAATACCAATTGCCCAATCTACACGTTGTTTAGCTATTTTTTTACGTTTACGTTCTAACTCACGCGCTTCTCGTTCTTTAGCTTGACGTATCTTGCTGCGTTCAAGAAGAAGTTGTTCCCAAAGACCCGCTTGCCCATATCCGTAAATTAAAAGATGTTTTAGTTCTTCTTCAGCTTGTCTAAGCTGTTCAGCATGCATTACAATTTCTAATGCTTTACTAGTATCGGATTGTCCTTTTTTACCTAAATCATTTGCTGCTTTTTGAACTACGTCTTTAGCATCAAAAAATTTACCAAACTCTCCAATAATGTTGGAAATGTCTTTACCTAATGCTTGTGCTTTTTTAATTGTAGCTACAGCCGTTTGTGCTGCTGCAAACGCGGTAGCTGCGGCTGTAATTGGATCCATTATGGTTTGTAGTTAGACCACATTGCACCAATTGCTGCAACTAAACCACCTATCCATAAAAGTGGTTTAGCTATTTTAGCAATAAACTCAAGCACAGTAAAAGCTCCACGCGCAGCATTAAAGGCATCAACTACATCTTGTGTACGTTGATTAATACAATCTACTTTACTTTCAACTTCAATGAGTCGAGCATAAATTTCTGCGTGTGTTACTTCTTCTGCCATAAATTTTACACTAAATTAAGAACAAATGGGGCCAGCTAAAGACAAAGGATTTACTCCAGCAGGAATCATAGACGGATCAAGAATTTCGTTATTTTCTTTATCACGTAAAGCGTGTATGCAGTAAGCCACAGTATTGTCAACCATAGCTACAAGCTCATGTATTTTGTCCTTGTGGATGTATATCATGTGCGGGGCGGTAAACTCAGTCACTTGACCTTCTACAGTAACCTTAAGTTTTCCCTTGGCTAGTAGAGTCAAGTGGTCAAACTGGTGTGCGTGACCTATTTCTATGTCTCCCGCTTTGCGAAAGTGCATCATGCGGGAGTACAAATTGGCGACACAGCCAATGTGAACGAGGGGAGAGGTCATAGCACCGAAGAAGGCACAGTCGGAGCGGCGGTTTGCACGATGAAGTCGAACCCGTCCGTGTAGGACTGCTGACCAGAAATTGACTTCTGATACGCGATCTGTTCAGCGTGATATGGGCGCAGAGTGTCGACAAACTCATCACCACCTTGCGTATCAAACGCCCATTGCAATACTTGTTCTGTCCCAATTTCGTTGGCAGGAATAAAGTTTGTAATATTATCAACGTTTAAAAACGTTTCAACATAAGCATCACTGCTAAAGCCATCCTGTTCAAATTTCAAAAGCCAATGAACACGGCGAACTACATTCATCCTTCCTGCGAACTCCGGGTATACATAAACAGCAACTAGTGCGCGAGTAATATTCATGGTTTTTCTGCTCCGTAAAATTGGCTTATAGAAATCTGCCCAGATGTAGGGACGTTCGTATTGATATTGACTGTGGTACTACTTTGATATGTTCTGTAAATACCCCAATAACTGTTAGTTAAGCCGTTATAAGAGTCGTATGTGTGCCCTCTATAAGAACCTTTATAGTATGTATAAATACCAGAAGTAAAACTGTTAATAACACCACCGCCTATAGATAATTCTCCCTGATTAGGGAACCTATTCCACATATACCTATTGGTGCCATTCTGGTCACCGGGCGTGAATCCACTATTAAACACCGTCCAGTAATATGAAACTACTGAACCGCCAGAACCTATTTGATAGTAATCGCCAGAAGATGGTTCTCTAACACTAGTGGTTGTGCTTTTTGTCGATGGGATATACGCCCCGCCCCGATAGTAGTTAGAAAGTGCAGGTGAAGCAGGGCCACCAAATAACGTTTTAATGTGATTAATAGAAATAGCACCTGACGACTGAAGAAACGGCATAATTACATAGTCCCGTAAGCAGTAACGTTACCCGTTACAGTAAGGTTGCCTGAGCCATCAAGTTTTGCTTTTGCAACACCACTTACTTCAAAAAACAAAACACCGCCTGATTCGTAAACTTTCCATGTAGAACCAATTGGAACTTTAGCAGAAGCATCGCGTTTTACATACTGGTTGTTTCCAGTACCGGGGCCGTTTGTCGCAAGGTCAGCAAGGTCTGCATCATATGCTTGAACAGTTGAACCAATTGCTGAAGTTGCTAGTGCTCCAATTGATGCAGGAGTTGTGTTTGCTTGAACATACGAAAGAATTTGTGCGCCAGTAACTTTTTTACTGGTGAGGCTATCGTTAACCTCAAACTCTTGCGTACCTGACGCTGCTGCTGCAGCCGTTAAGTCCGAAATTTTAATGTTAGCCATTAGTATATCCTTTTCCAGCTACCAGAGATTTTTTTGTACACCGCCAGCGGTGCAGTCCAATTACCATTGTTTTTAACGTAAACATCTGATTGTTTCCACACGCCACCAGTTTTATAATAGGCTGTGCTGCTAAATGGTGTATAGTCATCATAAGCTACTAATGATCCTACTATTTCGTTAGTTGGGATAATATTAGTAATGCGAGTATCGCCAGATTCTGTGATGCGAGTGTCTTCGCTTTCAAGAATACGAGTAAAAATGGCTTGTCCACTTACTACTTCTACATACTTTTTAACCCTACCATCTGGGCTAATTGTAGAACTACCACTTAGATTGGTTGCGCCTTTAAGAATAAGGTGCGGGAAAGCAACCATTGCACCTTCTGCAGACAAAGCACTAGCACCTTGCGTAATTCGTGCTCCTGTTGCAGAAACGGCGCTGTTGTTCGCCACCATACTTGCACCATATCTAGTAACATCTCCAGATGCAGATAGAGTAGACGTACTAGTAATTGACGCACTGGCTGTTGCGTTTAATACTCCAAGAAAATCAAAACCGCTGCTGGCAGATAGAGCAGCTTCGGCTGTTTGAAAGCCTTCGGTAACGCGAACATCCCCGTTTTGCAGAATGCGACTATCGCCGCCTTCTGTAATTCGGTAGCCAGCAACTGCCATTAAGCAACCGTCAGGTCAATGTTACCAATTGCAAATTC